TCCAACGGTATTAACACGACCTGCCTTAATTTTGGCTAACTGGCTCATTTAATTTTTAACTCTCTATTTCTTCATCGCTCGCAATATGTGCTACGATAGGATGTATGCCAGCATTACGCTTGATAATAGTAAGTTCATCGTCTGGCTGTTCTTCTGCATTATCATCATACATTGAATCTACGCCAGCAACTTTCTTTAGCAACTCAATCTTTTGTTGTAGTGGAGGCACCATTACACCGCCAGTTTCATCACTGGTATGTTCATCTTCTGGAAATGGATTTTCTGGTGCTTTAACAGCTACAAGCTGAGCATGATTAGGCTGTTGCTGCGAAGATGGCTCGTTAATTTGTGTTAAAACATCTATTAGTTTGCGGATAAGTTCTGCGGCTTCCATGATTATTCCTTAAATGGTTGTGGTTGCTGGACCACTGATTGCACTATTAGCCACAAAACCAACATTAACTACGCTAACTTCTGCTGTGCCCGCAGTAGTAACAAACGCAATTTTATTATTAAGACCTTCCATATTAATAAATCTGGTAGCATTTGCAGCTATAACATCGCAATTGCCAGTATAAGCAGTTGGATTTGATCCTACTGCATAGTGAACACTGGCATTTGCTGTCACTTTTACCTTTGTAGAACTAATACTGTTGCTTTGCGAACTACTTGCGGTTGCATTAATAATCTGTGCTGATGGCATATTGTAAATCCTCTGCTGTTATTTATAGAAAGTTCTTGACTTTATATAGATAAAAAGAATAAAATAGATTATGGCTAATAAAACATTTTTAAAGTGGGCTGGCAACAAAACTCGGCTAATGCCTATTCTACGGCTGCATATTGGTGGTGGAAATCGCTTGGTTGAACCATTTATGGGCAGCGGTGCTATATTTTTAGAAACAAATTTTTCCAGTTATTACTTGAATGATGTAAATCCAGACCTTATTGGGCTATACAATAATTTAAAAAATAATACAGATGCGCTTTTGCAAGAACTGGATTCACTTTTTGATGGCACCCACGCCGCTGAAACAGAATTTTACAATCTGCGTAAAGAATTTAACACGCTACAAAGTAGTGATATTCGTAAAAGTGCACTGTTTGTATACTTAAATCGCCATGCTTTTAACGGTCTTTGCCGTTATAATAGCAAAGGCGAGTTCAATGTTCCATTTGGACGATATAAAACCGTGTATTTTCCCAAAGAAGAATTGCTAAATTTTGCTGAAAAATCACAAAATATTACTTTTGTTTGCAGTGATTTTACAGATGTGTTGCAACAAGTTCAAAGCGGTGATGTTGTTTATTGCGATCCGCCATATGTTCCGCTAAGTCCTACTGCAAACTTTACTGCTTATGCACAATCTGGGTTTACCTATGACCAACAAAAAAAACTTGCAGAAGAAGCAAAAAGATTGACTTCTATTGGTGCAACCGTTATTATTAGTAATCATGATACTGCTGTAACACGAGAATTATATAAAGACGCTGAAATCCATGAACTTGAAGTTCAACGTTTTGTAAGTGGTAAAGCAGAATCACGTGGTAAGGCAAAAGAACTTATAGCAATTTTTAAATGAGGCAAAAATGAAAAAGGGCGGCGTAGGCGGAGCAAATACACAAACAGGTGCTGTATTTGAAAAACAAACTGAACTTTATGAAAACATTGGTAATAACGGATACACAGTAATACCCACAAGAAAAAATTATAATAAGATTTATAATGGTGATGTGCTTGTAGGATATCAAGGAAAACAAGCATCACTATATGATTTTTTGCTTGACCAAAATATGACAAATTGTAAAGATATAAATGCTGTAAATTATAGACCAGATGATTGGTTTTATAATCTTGACAATGAAACTTTTTATATCATTGAAAAGAAACATCAAATGGGTGATGGCAGCACTGTTCAAAAACTGTTTGGTTGTGGTGGTCTTGAATTTTGTTATTTGCGTCTATTCAAAGCATTTAACCCAAATATCAAATTCCAAATGATTTATCAACTTAATCCATGGCATGATAATCCAAAACATCAAGATTATTTTGATTATTTTGAATACAAGGGAGTAAAATGGTTTTTTACTGATATCCCATTGGCAGTATTAGGTTTAAAAGAAAATTTAGTATGACAGAATATAAATTATTACACGGCGATTGCCGTGATCAACTCAAAACTCTACCCGACAATAGCATTGATAGCATTGTAACTGATCCACCATATGAACTTGGATTTATGGGTAAAAGTTGGGATGCCACTGGTATTGCATATAATGTAGACATGTGGCGTGAGTGTTTGCGTGTTCTAAAACCAGGTGGTCATATGTTGGCATTTAGTGGTAGTAGAACCTATCATCGCATGACAGTTGCTATTGAAGATGCTGGTTTTGAAATTCGTGACCAGATTATGTGGGTTTATGGCAGTGGATTTCCGAAATCACACGATATTAGTAAGGCAATTGACGCTAAACTTTTAACAGGTGGGTCAGACAGCAAAGGTTTGAAGAAAGCAAATGAATTGCGTCCAGGTGAAAGTAGAGCAACGGGAACACTACCAAATAACGGTATGATGAGTGAAACTCGTGTTGGTGGATTTTATACAAATGATAATCCAGCAACTGATGATGCAAATAAATGGGTTGGTTGGGGAACTGCACTTAAGCCAGCACATGAACCTATTTGCGTTGCACGTAAACCGTTGGAAGGCACAGTTGCACAGAATGTATTAAATTACGGCACGGGTGGATTGAACATTGATGCGTCACGTGTTGGTGGCGACCTACCAAAAGCAATGACAGGAACTGGTTGGGCTGCGCAAGATAAGAAAAATGCCGAAGAAGGATTTCGTCCAAAAGCATATTATGAAGACCAAAGTGGCGTTGATTATGAACCAAATGAACTTGGTCGCTGGCCAGCAAATATTATTCATGATGGTAGCGAAGAAGTTGTAGAATTATTTCCAAAAAGCAAAGGTCAGCAAGGCGCAGTAAAAGGCACTGAACCAAGTCATACAGGCGATGAAAATGCCAATACGTATGGCGAATATAAGCGAGTTGCCTTTGCAAAACGCAAGGAAGGCGGCACAGGCGGCATTTGGAGTAGTGGAAACGGTATTCCAGTAGGACCAACCTATATTGACAGCGGCAGTGCTGCACGGTTCTTCTATTGTGCAAAAGCAAGTAAAGCTGATCGCAATGCTGGTTGTGGTGAACTACCAGATAAAGAATGGAAAAATGATGGTGCTGCAATTCCAGAACGTGCTAATCGTCCATTCAACCCAAGTAAAAACAATCATCCTACTGTAAAACCAACAGAACTTATGCGTTATCTTGTAAAGATGGTAACGCCGACTGGCGGCACAGTTCTTGATCCGTTTACTGGTAGTGGTTCTACTGGTCGTGGAGCAATGTTGTGCGGATTTAATTTTATTGGTATTGAAATGACCGATGAATATATTCCAATCGCTACTGCCAGAATCGAAGATGCAAAGCAAGAATTTGAAAACAATAACAATATTGTATATAATAATCTTTTTGAGGAAGAATAGACCATATTACGGTTTGATTGCTAAATAATAATATGGAAAAAAGAAATGATAAAGGTCAGTTCTTAAAAGGAACACATTGGCGAACAGAACAAGAATTTAGAGATAAAAACTGGTTGATGGAAGAATACGTAACTAAACAACGTAGCACTGGTGAAATTGCAATACAATTTGGAGTAACAGATGCTGCTATATTGTTTTGGTTGCGTAGGCATAAAATACCCCGTAGAACTGTGTCAGAGGCAAGAAAAATTAAACATTGGGGATTAAGTGGTCCAGATAATCCAATGTGGAATAGACTTGGAGAATTAAACCCCAATTGGAAAGGTGGAATAAGTACCGAAAGACAAGCATTTTACGAAAGTCAAGAATGGAAAACTGTTTGCAGTTATGTATGGAAGCGAGATAATGCAACATGTCAAAGATGTAATATGCATCGTAATGATTCACTTGATATGCCATTCCATATTCATCATATAATTTCTTTTAAGAAAAAAGAAACAAGAGCCGACACGAATAATCTTGTATTAGTTTGCGAAGTATGTCATCATTGGATACACTCAAATGCTAATACAAATAAAGAATTTATAAAAGAAGATTGGGAAAAATGAACAACGTAACTATTTTAAATGGTGATTGCAGAGAAGTATTGAAAACTTTGCCAGATAATAGCGTGAATATGTGTGTAACTTCGCCACCTTACTATGGCCTCCGTAACTACAAAACTGCCGTATGGTCAGGTGGCGATCCAAATTGTGACCATATTGAAAAAGTTGCTGCACACGGTGGAGAAAGAGCAGATCGTGATCAAACAGGCAACACCTTTTATTACAAAGGAACTTGCCAAAAGTGCGGTGCTATTAGTGAAGATTACCAAATTGGTTTAGAAGAATCGCCAGAAGAATATATCCAACAGCTTGTTGAAGTGTTTCGCGAAGTGCGCAGAACCTTAAAAGATGATGGAACGCTATGGGTAAACATTGGTGACAGTTATTACAATTATCGCAGCGGAACAGCATTTGTCAAGCAAAGTGTTGCGAAAACAAATCAAGATTTGCCTACACATAGCCCAAGTCGCAATAACAAGTTGGAGGGTCTTAAAAGCAAAGACCTTATTGGCATTCCGTGGATGTTGGCATTTGCGCTTCGTGCTGATGGTTGGTATCTACGTCAAGATATTATTTGGCACAAACCTAATCCAATGCCAGAAAGTGTCAAAGACCGTTGCACAAAGGCGCATGAATATATTTTCTTGTTAAGCAAAAGCAAGAATTATTATTTTGACTATGAAGCAATCAAAGAACCAACTGTAAAATCAGGCGGTTCTCCAAGATTGTTTGGTGCAAAAGAACAAGAAGGCACCCTTCGTGGTGATATTGGCAATACATTTGTAGATGATGGCACTCGTCAAAAACGCAGTGTATGGACAGTCAATACCAAACCATACAAAGAAGCACACTTTGCAACATTTCCAACTGAATTGATTGAGCCAGCAATTCTTGCTGGTTGTCCAAAGGGCGGTATGGTTATTGACCCGTTTGGTGGCAGTGGCACAACAGGCTATGTAAGTGACAAATTAGGACGCAATGCAACCCTAATTGAACTAAATCCATCTTATATTAATATTGCGGAAGATCGTATTGATCCTCCGCAAAATCGTCTTAATCCAGATTTATTTGAATTTTAATTACCATCTGGTGCTGGTGTTGCAGTTGCCACTGGTTCTAATACTACTGCATCTGGTGCTGGTGCTTCAACAGGATTTAGAACTGGATCAGCAACAGGGTCCACTGCAGGTGTTTCAAGAACTGGTGCTGCAACAGGTGCCGCTACTGATACACCAGGAATTGTAATATTTGCTGCTACAAGTGCTGCTTCAAGAGCATTGATTTGTGCTTGAAGATGATCTGTAACTGCAGTTGTAGCAAAACTGCTAATATCAGGAATCTTTCCTGCTGGTCCTTGTGGTCCTACTGGACCTTCATCACCTTGTGGTCCCTGTGGTCCCATTGGTCCAACTGGACCTTGTGGTCCTTGCGGTCCCTGTGGACCAACTGCACCATCTGCTCCATTAGCACCCGCTGGTCCCGCTTCGCCTTGTGGACCTGGTGTTAGTTGGATTGCAGAAATTTTCTGATCTACTTCATCGTGTGTTGCATACTTGCCACTTAAACTGTGTGATGCATGGCTGATAACGCCATTTTCGTCAATTTGAATTGTAACTCCGTCAACCATAACGCCGCCAAGTTCTGTGGTTGTTGCTGGTGTTAGGTCTGCTGTAATATTGATTCCACTCATGTGCTTCTCCTATGTGCTGGCACTACAGCTATTTAATCGTTATATTTTGACAAACACTGTCATAAAAGTGTAATAATACTGTGATAAATTAGTTCAGCATACAAAAGGAGAAATCATATGCTGACTAGGTTTATCGCTGTTGCAGCCGCAACACTTATTAGTACTGCTGCTTTTGCAGTAGAAGTTACAGGTGCAGGTGCTACTTTCCCACAACCAATTTATATGAAGTGGGCAGAAGGTTATAAGAAGGCGTCTAACAACACAATCAATTATCAAGGTGTTGGTAGCGGCGCAGGCATTAAACAAATTGAAGCAAAGACAGTAAATTTTGGCGCAACAGATATTCCAGTAAAGCCAGAAGACCTTGAAAAGAAAGGTCAAGTTCAATTCGCAATGGTAGTTGGTGGTATTGTTGCAATTGTAAATCTAAAAGATGTAGAACACATTACTCTTAATGTAGATATTCTTGCAAAGATTTATATGGAAAAAATTAAGCGTTGGAACGATGCAGAAATTGCAACATTAAATCCAGATGTAAAACTTCCTGATCTGCCAATTGTTAAGATTCGTCGTGCTGATGGCAGTGGCACTACATGGAACTTTACACGTTTCCTAAGTGAAGCAAATGCAGACTGGAAAAAAACATATGGTTTCGGTCAAAGCGTAGAATGGGCTGGTGGTGCAATTGGTGCAAAGGGTAATGATGGTGTAGCAAACAATGTAATGCAAACTAATGGCAGCATTGGTTATGTTGAATATGCTTTTGCTAAACAGAACAAACTAACAGTTGCTGACATGATTGGTAGTGATGGCAAGAAAGCTTCACCAAATCTTAAAACTTTCCAATCAACTTGGCCAATGGTTGCAACAACTTATATCATTTTGAATAAAGAAAATGATAATAAGGAAGCAACACAAGCAGCAATCAAGTTCTTTGAATATGGTTATGATAATGACAAGGACGCAGAAGCACTTGACTATGTTCCGCTAACCGCTGCTCAGAAGGCAGAAAGCAAAAAGGCTTGGTCACAAGTTAAGTAATTTACATAAAAATCCTGTAAAATATGCCCTACGAAAAATAATTTTGTAGGGCATCATTTTTTTCTTGACATAATATTATTATCGTGTATAAATAGACCTACAACAGAGAAATGAGTATGACAAACATGCACCCCATTTGTGGTAAAATTGAAGATATGATGCGTCCAGAATATTTCTGGGGCGTGGGGGCGTGTGCCTAATGTGATCCGCACATTAGTGGTTGCACTTAGCCCCCGAAGCGAAAGTTTCGGGGGTTTTTTATTTGGTATGGCAGGACGGTAGCCCCTAAGCATAAGGCTACCCATCGACCAGTACTTGGGCCAAATGGCTGAATAGGTGGTTTCGGCGGTGTAAAATAGGGTGAGTGTCAATAATTTGACAGTTTTACCCCCAAAACTGCACAATATTTGTGCAACTTTTTTTGAATTTTCTTCATTTTTTTCTTGACTTATAATGTGGTTGTGCTATTATGTATATGTTGATGAGGACATGGTGTTCCTCACTTTTACAGGAGAAAGACAAATGAAGACTGTTACCGTTTCTAATACCGACCGCGTTCTTGAAGTTCTTAAGGCTGGCGAGCAGCTTACTGCCAAGCAGATTACGGCTCGTTTTGGCATTGCCAATCCTGCCGCAGCTATCTCTGCACTTCGCTTGAAGGGCTATGCTATCTACTTGAACGAACATAAGACTTCAAAGGGTGAAGTTTCCAAGAAGTATCGTCTTGGCAATCCTACCCGTGAGATGGTTGCCGCTGGCATCCGCGCTCTCATGGATCAAGGCGTTCGCTTCTAATACTCTAATTTCATTACGAAATTATATTATATAATGTGTGGGGCGGCTTCGCCCCACATTTTTGTCCTTACACAGATACACCACTTATGAACAACGGCATAGCCGAACAACAGCTTGGTGTATCTTTGTAGAGACAAGATTGTAGCAGTATGGCACTGCTTGTGAAGCACCTACGGAAATGGTAGGAGAGCAGGTGAGCAATCACCCAACGCAACAAATGCCAACTTTTTTCTTCTTGGGTGGGGGCGGATTTAAATCCGCCCCCTTAAGTTGTTGGTCGGGGAAGATGGTAATCCGCAGGTCTCCAAAACCTTGAGAAGTCAGTTCGATTCTGACGACCTTCGCCAATTATGACATTGACAAATCTTGCCAATCTAAATACAATATACAAATGGCAAGATCAACTACACCACGTATAATCAAAAATAAGCCTGTAGTTCCAGAAGATACCTGTCAATATATTGACATGGTGCAAGAACTAATTGATAAAATTGCAGAACAAGAAAATGCGGCATGGCGTAGTGAACAAGCTACTTTAGCCAAAGCATTATTAGAATATATTCGTGAAAGTAACCAAAAACTTCGTTTTAGTGGCAAGTTTTGGTATGAACGTTGCAAGAATAAAGGCGATATATGAAGGGTAAGATAGCAGTATTTTTAGATCATCCACGTGTAAGTGTTCATGGGGTAAATGGTTTGATGAATGTGTTATCACGTGATTATCAATTTAATATCTTTTCACGCCATAATACGCTACAAAAAAACTTCTTTGATGATGTTGATATTATAGCTATACCAGGCGGCGTAGGCGATAGTGACACTTTTAAGCGTGTTATGGCACATCATAAGAATAAGATAAAAGACTTTGTTGCTAATGGCGGTCGTTATCTTGGCATCTGTATGGGTGCTTATTGGGCTGGCAGTGAATATCTTGATATTTTAAAAGGTCGTGATTGCGTTCAATATCTAAGTCGTCCCAAAACAGATACACGCCGACCACATGCAAAAGACTTACAAGTCACGTGGAAAGGTAGAAGTGAAAAGATATTCTGGTATGATGGCTGTGCTATTACTGGTCGTGGTAAGTTTGATGTTGTTGCCACTTATGCTAACGGCGATGTTATGGCAGGCTATCAAGACCGTATTGGACTTATTGGGTCGCACCCAGAGGCAGAACAGCACTGGTATGATGAATATTCTTGGATGAAACCAAAATATGTTGGTAAAGAACACAATCATGATCTGCTACATGATTTTGTTGATGAACTTATGAAACGATAATTGGGGAAGTGTGTGCGGAATGGTTACGCCAAGGTCTGCAAAACCTTTTTATGTGGGTTCGAGTCCCATCTTCCCCTCCAACTTTTGTGCAAGGTGAGCAAGTTTGGTAATTGCGTTGGTTTGAAGCACCAAAGAACTGAGTTCGATCCTTAGACCTTGCACCAATAATGCCCGAATAGTCCAATTGGTAGAGGCGTTCGATTCAAAATCGAAATGTTGTCAGTTCGAGTCTGACTTTGGGCACCAATTTCATAAAAGGAAAAAGCAAGTGAAACAGGACTGTACTTACTGGGTGGGTATTACACCATAAAAAGAACATACATTCTCTACTCTACAAAGTGGTATCATATATCACCTAAACAGTATGAAGGGTGGTATGTTTTTGAATATATAAAAGATTTTCCTGACGGTATGTATCAATATGATTACTATGTTTGGAAGATAAAAACAAAAGGCTCTATCTTATAATGGTTATTATCCTTGACTGTCTATCAGGGGATAGGGGTTCGATTCCCCTTGGAGTCGCATAAGCGCCTCGAATGTATAAATAGTAATGTCAATAAAACTATTATACATTCGAGGGCAGCATGTTTTATACGATTTATAAAATTACTAATATCATAAACAACAAATATTATATTGGTATGCATAAAACTGAAAATATAAATGACAATTATATGGGTTCTGGTAAATTTATTAAAAGAGCCATACAAAAATATGGAATTGAAAATTTTAAAAAAGAAATATTACATATATTCGATAACGAAAAAGATATGAAAAATAAAGAAAAAGAACTCGTTGTTTTAGATGAAATGAGTTATAATATCTGTGATGGCGGGAAAGGTGGATTTGGATATATTAATCGTACAGGATTAAATAATAATCACAAAGATAAAGAAGCAATATATGAAAAGGTATCAAAGTCTCTGTCTGGCAGACAATTACCACATGTATCTTCTCTTCTTAAAGAAAGACATGAAAATGGATTATTTAAAAAAACATATTTTGGTTCTCGTGGGGAAATTGACAAATTAGCTTTAGAAAAAGCACACTCACCAGAATCTAATGCAAAACGCATTAAAACATATCGAGAAAAAGAACACCAAAAAGGTGAAAAAAATTCTCAATTTGGTAAACCAAGAAGTGAAGAAACTAAACAAAAAATAAGAGAATCTCTGGCAAAAACCAGAGAATTAAAAAAATTATCAACAATTTAATGCGGTGGTTTGCATGGGTGCTTTAACTAACAACCACGAGGTTCGATTCCTCGCTGCCGCTCAAATTATGCTTTTACTTCTGTTGGTGTAGCGGTCAAACATACCCGCCTTTCAAGCGTGGAGATCAGGGGTTCAAATCCCCTACAGAAGACCAATTTTAGTGGCGTCTAGCTTAATTAGTAAAGCACTCGACTGATAATCGAGAGAGTACTGGTGCAATTCCAGTGATGCCAACCAAACTTAAAAGTATTGTCCTATTTCAGGCAAACTATCTCGTATATTTGTTTTTCTATATTTGTCTCTGGCATTAGTTATATTGACAAATTTCTGCCATAAATCATTATCCAACTCAGTTGTTAAAATTGACGAAAGATAATTTTTAAATAATGTTAATGGTTTTCCATTTAATATTTCTATATCTTGGATTTGAGTCAATGCCAATTGTCTAAGTTCAACAGGAAGATTAGTAATTTGTAAGTAATCTGGTGATTTTAATAAGTCCCAATTTAACCAAAGGTTATTATCATTACACCATTGTATTAATTTTTTAAAATATAAAACATTTAAATTTTGCAATGTAGCGTTTACAATTATAGAAACATTAGGTAATTTCTTTAATTTATTGAAATTGTTTTCAATAATTTCCCATTTACTCGGATATCTTATATACTCATTATAACTTTCTATACTTTCTAAACTAAGCATGATTCTAACCGATTTAAACTTACTAATAATATCTAAGAATTTATCAGGCAAATAACTTCCGTTAGTAGTAATATGCAAATCAATATTTGATGATGTATTTGAACTAATTGATTGTTCTAGTAATTGAGATATTTCTGGTATAATAAGCGGCTCACCACCTCGTAAATTTATAATGCGGTTATCTGATTTAAAAATATTTTCTAATTCCTTAATAGCAAACTCATTTAAATCATAGTCTTTTTGATTATATTGAGAGTTTAAAAGTTTTTTATTTTCCGCTAATAATTTGCTGCTACTTGTATCGTGGCACATATGACAAGTTAAATTACATAGATTAGTTAATTGTAATTCCCAATCAATAGGGAAGTCTAAATTTAATATTTTTCTGCTTGCTAATTGAGCAGTTAGATTTTTTGTTATATACAATTTATAATCTTTGTTGCTTGTTTGGCGCAAACTGGTTAAATTTTTACTTTCATCAAGCCAACAATCATGACATTCATCAAGTTTTTCATTGTTTAGCATAGATGTTCTAACATAACTCATATATTCAGAATTAAACCAATCGTCTGCAGAATCGACCTTTAAATTATGATTAATTTTTCCTGTAAAATTACTTAATTTACACTTAGACTGACAACATAATTCATAAGTTCCATCGGTTTTGATTGTTGTATGCACAAATGGTCGTATACAAAAATTTGATTTATCTAAATTCATTAACAAATACTTATTGCCTAAAAAAATCAATAATAAAATATGCTGCTGGGTCGGTGGTGGACATCGAACCACTCTCATAAGGTGGACAAAACTGCTTCGAGTGCAGTCAGCAGCACCAATATTCGGACCATTAGCTGAGTTGGTTTTAGCGGGAGACTCTTAATCTCCGTCAACGTAGGTTCGAATCCTACATGGTCTACCATTAAATATACTACGAATATTAAAGTAATACATTCATCGTGATAAATAACTATATGGATTATAAAAAACATTACGATGCACTAATTGAACGTGCAAAATTAAGAAATATTTCCGTATATACCGAAAAACATCATATTATACCAAGATGCTTGGGTGGAAACAACGATAAAGACAATATTGTAAAACTTACACCAGAAGAACATTTTATTGCTCACCAACTTTTAGTTAAAATATATCCCAATCACGATGGTTTGGTGTGGGCTGCTGTTCAAATGACTGGACATTGGAATGGGAAACGAAGTCAAAATAAATTTTACGGTTGGCTAAAAAGAAAATATAAAAAAGTTTCCAGTTCAAAAATAGGCAACAAAAATAGCAGTTATGGAAAACCATGGTATTATGATCCAATTACTGGAAATTGTGGAAAATTTATAGAAAACAATCAGCCAGAAGGATGGATAAAAGGTAGAGTATCGGCTGATAGCAAAATTACTAATTGTAAAGTATGCAATAAAAAAACAAATTCATCAAAAGCAAAGTGGTGCGATGATTGTAGACCGCCCCGTGAAATTAAAGTAAAAAAAGAATTAAAATTAAAAGACAATTATACACGAGAAGAAAAATTAGAAGCATTGCGAAAACATAATAATAACATAAGACAAGCACTATTTTCCCTTGGATTAGGTGATGGCGGTGCACATTATAGGGTAATGAAAGAATTATTGCACTCTTAGCTTAACTGGATAAAGCACCCGACTACGAATCGGGAGATTTTGGGAGTTCGACTCTCTCAGAGTGCGCCAATTATTATATGACTATGTTTGCAAAACATATATACCATTATGCTTGCAAATTTCTATACTAAACACAATCATTATACACGTGAAGAAGTTGAAAAAATTGGTGCTGCTTTAGAAGCACTTAAGATGGAAGGCAATGATAATCCTGCCGAAGGCGTATCTAAAACTTGTATAGTTGAGCCTGTGCTTTGGCGTGATGCAAAACCACTATTGCATGATTTAGAACAATTTGCGCATCATATAAACGCAGAATTATTTGGTTTTAACATTTATCCGTTTACCAATTATGATACGGTAAATGTCAATACCTATACGGCAGATTTTGAAAGTGAATATGGTTGGCATAATGACTTTATTCTTGGTCAACGAATTTATGATGACAAGATTACAGTTGTTGTAAATATATCAACAGAAGAATATACTGGCGGTGAGTTTCAGTTCTATTTGAATGATGAAATGACTGTTCCAAATGAAAGCGGAACGATTATAATCTTTCCAAGTTGGACACAGCATAGAGTCAAGCCTGTAACATCAGGCACAAGAAAATCACTGTCATTTTGGATTAAAGGTCCAAAGTTTTATTGATGCGGCTATGATGTAGAGGTAACCTGTCTGCTTGCCAAGCAGAATTCACCAGTTCGATTCTGGTTAGCCGCTCCAAACTTAAATACAATCATGGAAGATATTGAAGTAGTTGCTTGGCGTAATTCGCGCATCAGTGATTTATGGGTATTTGACAAACTTATTGTTGCAAGAAAATTAGGTTATAGCTGTGGACCTGCTGGCGTAGATGTGCCACAACCAGGCATTTATATTACAAGACCTTGCGTGAATATACCAGGCATGAGTCGTGGTGCAAAATTTAAGTTTCTTAAAAAAAGAACACATCATTTGCCTACTGGACATTTTTGGTGTGAGATATTCCGTGGACGCCATTTAAGTGTTGATTACCACAATGGTAAACAAATATTAGCAGTAGAAGGTTTTCGTGATAGTGGACCACTATGGCAATTTTGTAAATGGCAAAAGGTTGATGACATTTTACCGCTACCGCATATATTCACTGATTTAGTAGACAAATATGAATATATCAACATTGAATATATTGATGGCAAAGTCATAGAAATACATTTTCGTCAAAATCCAGATTTCAAATATAGCAATAGTGTGGCATATCCAGTGTGGCCAAACTATAATGTTCAGGATTTTTATCCTAATGTGGATTTCAGCAAATTACGATTTGTAGAAGATCGTGAATATAAACGTCTTGGCTTTTATATAGACTAAAAAAAGTGCTTGACAAATAATCTAATTGTGATATTATAAGGATATTGGGAGAGCGGCTACGATGGTGGAGTGGCGGCGGTCTGTAAAACCGTTACATAGAAACGGCGTTGGTTCGAATCCAACCTCTCCCACCAAAGTTTATGCCGTCTTAGTCTAAAAGTAGGACACAAGTTTGTGGCACTTGGGGCAGTGGAGCGTTACCACTAGACGGTACCAAAAAAAGTGTTTGACAAGCATGAAATATGTGATATAGTAAGAATATGATGCGCGGTGGAGAAGTAGTATCTCGTCTGGCTCTGCTTGATAAATAGATGTATGTATTACACTATCTATAAAACGACAAACACATTAAATGGAAAATTTTATATTGGCAAACATCAAACTACTAACCCAAATGACAGTTATTATGGGTCTGGTAAAAAGTTAGAATTAGCAATTAAAAAATATGGTAAAGAAAATTTTATAAAAGAAATTCTTTTTATGTTTGATAATGAATATGAAATGAATCTAAAAGAAAAAGAACTAATTACAGAAGAATTTGTCAATAGAAAAGATACCTATAATGTAGGTATTGGCGGTGAAGGCGGACCACACTTTAAGGGAAAAAAACACACTGACGAAGCAAAGGCAAAGTTCAACCCAAAAGGAAGAAAGTTTAAAAAGTCAAAAGAAGCACTTGACAACGAAAAAAAATTAAGGTATAAAAGAAATAACGGTTCGTTCTTCTCTAATGAAACTATAGAAAAAATTAGGCAAAAAGCGTTAGAAAGAGCAGCCAAGAAACGTAATGCGGGGTAGTGGAAAAGTGCCACGGTTGGCTCATAACCAACAGAACTGGAGCGTCACCAGCGACCGCAACCAAATTTGCCAACAGTAGGGTCGCGAACCTACTGGCCGTTCGTCTATAGGAATAGGATACAACTGCGGAGTCGGTTGAGAGATGGGTTCAATCCCCATACGGCAGGCAATTTAATTACGGTGCGTTCGTCTATCGGCAAGGACTCTTGATTTTCGCTCAGGCAAGAGGGGTTCGACTCCCCTACGCACTACCAAATATATCAGCGTGTAGGGAAGTCTGGCCGTTCCCGCAAGTCTTGGACACTTGAGATCGGTGGTTCGAATCCACCCACGCTGACCAATATAAAAGACGGTAAGGCACAATAAACAATCCGCAATGGCGATGGGATGTATCACATCGTGGGCGCGTTGGATTGGGGCTGCACGATGAATTATGTAATTTACGGACTCTTAACTCAGTAGGTAGAGTAGCTGGCTTTTAACCAGTTTGTCGTGGGTTCGAACCCCACAGAGTCCTCCAAAACGATGCCTACGTAGTTCAGTGGAATAGAATAGCGGTCTTCGAAACCGTGGGTCGGGAGTTCGAATCTCTCCGTAGGCTCCAGCACAATATAAGTATCCCTATGCCTGTAGAAAACTGGTTC